GAAGACCACCATGCCCTGCTCAATCAGAGCCATGGTCGTGCCAACAGGCTGGTTAGCATTCTGATCGCTCAGCTTCTCAAAGCTGGTCTGCACGACGCCCTTGCCGGCTTCCACCAAAAAGCCAAGCAGCTGATACAGCACCGGGCTCGGGGGGTTGAATGGCATCGGCATGGCCAGCTTGCGCACGTCATCAATAAGCGCGCCGCCCTCCATTTCCACCACCTCGGTGGGCTGGAGATTAATTGTCTGGCCGCCAGGGCCTCCCTTGAGCTTCAGGAGGGTCGGCATGTTCTGGATGTGCGCACTGTCCAGCAACGCACGCAAGGCGCCTGTGGCCGCGCCAGAAAGGCCGCCAATCATGTGCGTCAAGCCAATTGGATAAGCACCACGCCAAGGCACAAACGGAAACTCGACAATCCAGTCGAGCTCCTTGCGCTGGTCGTCATCTGCGTCCCAGTTGCGATAAAGGGAGAGTGCCTTGCCGCTCGACTTGTCGATGCTGAGAATGTAGGGGCTCATGCCCTCGTCAAAATCAAGGTAGGTGTAGATTTCAAAGATGGTGCGCAGGCCATCTTCATTGTAGCTCGTGGTCTTGCGGCCCTCGATCTTGTCGTTGGCGATTGACGCCTTGCTGAACTCTGGATCATCGGGGTAGCCAAGATCCACATCAATATACATGCCGGCCCTTACGCGCCGCTCATATTCCATCTTGGTGATGTACTGAACGTGCGTCTTGCGCTCGGCCGTGTAGAAATTGGTGGCAGCAAACGGCAGATAGACGTCATCAATCGGCACAAATTCAGATTGCGGCCGGCGATGCTGCTGGTTCCACATGAACTTCATGTACTGGCCGCCGCCCAAGGGCAGCTGCGTGCTTAATTGCTCCAACTCGCTGCGGAACTCTGGCATCTGCTCAGTGGTCTGCCAATTCATGAAGGTGGCCTTGCGGTCAGCCTTTTCCACCTTCTCTTTGCTGGACTCGCCGTAAATTTTGCTATTCACCGGCCCATTTGGCGGGAAAATTTCCTTCATGAAGCGGGCGCTGAAGTCTACGCACGCCTCCACCAGCATGGGATGCACGACTTTATTGGCGCCGGTAAACTGCGCGCCGCCGGGCGCGTCATCGCCCAGGCCAGTGCGACGCAGGCCCTCTTCGTAAAGCTTGTCGCGCTTTTCGCGGGCCTCTTTGTCGCGGTCAACCTTTTCGAGGAGGTCGTTTACTGCTTCCTTGAGAAGACCTGGGTCAACTTCTTCAACGATGTTTTCAAAGTGCTCCAGGCTGCGCTTATTTTGCTCTTCATTTTCAAGGCGAATGATTGCGCCGCCATCTTCAGTGTCCTCTACGTTTGAGTTTTCGGGGATGAACTCAACGACTTCACCTTCTTGGGCTTCATCATTTTCAGTAAGCATTCCAGACATGACTTAGAAAGCCCTCCGACGGTCTATTGCGGGGTACATTATCCCAGGAGATTGAACCATAGCACCAGAAGATATTCCCCGCATAAATTCGCTGGCGATCGTATCAACTTCCCTGGGATCATAGGGGCGCGCCATGCCCTCATCGCCCACCTCGCCGCCCTCGGCATAGCGGTGGTGCAATTCCTCCAGAGACTTTTTGCCTTCCACCATGCCGCCGTGCTTCATAAGCCTCGGGGCATTGGTGGCCAAGTTACCCCAGTTGCGGGCAAGATATTGGTCAAGCGTCTGGTTATTGGCTGCAGCATCTTGCTGGATCTGGGCCCAATTCCAAGGTGCATATGGCGGCGCGCCAGTCAGCTGCTCACTATATCTCTGGTTGAGGGCCACCAAACCTTGCTCAATGCCCTGATCTGCGCCGCCATCTGCCGTGGCGCCCATGCCGGTATCACCGCCACCAATAGCGCCAGGATCACCGCCGCCAACATCGCCGCCAAGGCCCACATTTCCGCTGACGCTTGGGGAGCCCAAAGAAACAACGCTCGGCGAAACACCAAGGGCTTGGCTCACCTGCGACCCAATCATGCCGCCAAGCATCCCAAGGCCAGGAACGCCCGTGGCAAGCCCAGCAATGCCCAGGCCAAGCCCCACCGGGTCAATTGATACTGCCGGCGTCTGCTGGCCAATCTCGTTAACATTCACGCCGACTGTGACGCCAGGAGGCGAAAAGGCAGATTGCGCGGCGTAACCAAGAGCTGGCCCCAGCCCAATAGTCCCTCGGCCTAATGCGCCAAAAGCTTCCCCAATACCGGGCGCCGCACTGAAGCCGGTGGGCGCAACACCGCCAGTATCGGCAATACCAAAACCAAGGCCCGCTTGCTGCGCAGCCACGGCCGTGTTCATGTTGGCTGCTGCTTGGGTTGCTTCAGGGTCTTGCATAGACATGCTTGGAGCCATGCCGCTTATGCCAGCGATGCCACTCTCACTGGCGCCCACATCACTCGCGCTTGGGCCCGTTTCTCCGGTAGACCCAGCACCCGCTCCTGTAGGCCCAGCGCCTTGTCCAACATTGCCGCCTACAGCATCCTGCGTGGCAGCCTCAGACATTGCGGCATCCTGGCTGGTGGCACCTTCATTGCCTTCACCGTCGCCATTGCCGTCGCCATTGCCGTTGCCATTGCCGTCGCCATTGCCGTCGCCATTGCCGTCGCCGCCGTTGCCGTCACCACCGCCACCGCCACCACCATCACCACCACCACCGCCGTCGCCATTCCCGTCATCAAATGCCGGGACGCCATAGCGCGTCATGCGGCCGGATCCGCCGCGCGCCTTCAGCAGCGCAGCCTCCTCCGGCGTGATGTAGGCCAGCTCATGGCCCTGGCCGCGAATGGTGGCCTCCTTAGGCGCACGCACAGTGCCGCCATCCGCATACTTTGCGTCAAGCGCAGCAAGGCCGCCCTCGGCGTAGCGGCGCGTGATGTCAATCAAATCATCGCCAAACATGACGTAGTTGCGGGTGCCTTGGCCAATATCGCGTGAACCCGCATCAAAATAACGCAACCCAGGAATGCCAGCCTCACGCAGTTTTTGCGTTGCCGTAACCGGATCAACTTCGCTCATCATTCTGATAAGGCTTCCGCCGCCGGTATTCATTAAAGCATCAAGAGAAACTTCCGGGTTTCCTGTTTGCCGCGCAAAATCATTCGCGCGCCAAACGTCGGCCGCCCCTTGCCTCACATATTTTGATTGCTCGCTTAACGGAACATCCCAATCAAGTAATCTTTCTGGTTCTGTGCGAAGATTTACTTCATACAAAGAACCTTCACGCGAAAATCGCGGCGCAATGTTTTTCTCAAACCATACCAATGCTTCCGGCGTAATTTGCCCAGCTCTTGCAGCTTCCCGCACACCAAGCACATCGCCGTGTTGCATCAATGATTCAAGAGCAGACAATTTATCATATTCTGCTTGAGCCGCCCTGGCAGGCAAACGCGCTGCATTTCTTTCTATCTGAGAATACAAATCTATTGGATTTGTGTTTCCAATTTTTTGATTGAGTGCCGTGATGTAATTTGAAAGAGTATCCCTATACCCTCTCGCAACATCTGGATGCTCAGCGAAATAAAGACCGCGCCCATACATTTGGACACCTTCTCCCTCGCCAATCTTGCTGATGTCAAAACGATCAAAACGATATGGGCTGCCATGATAGGCACGAATGGACGCAGGCCCTTCAGTAAACCCGCGCACAATATTCAAGCCCATTTGCTCTCCAGGCGTAGGCTCAACCTCACCACGCAGCATCGCGCTCATGCGCTGGAACCCTTCGCCCTGAAATGGCGTTGGCGCAAACCCGCGACCCTCTGCTGACCGCAACTCAGTCACAGGCTCGGCAGAACCGATCGCGCGAGCAGCAAGGCGCTCAATGAAATCGGGATCATAAGGCGTGCCCACAGGCGCCGCAGCCGGCCGGCGGACAGAACCGCCATCAGCAAACTTCTTGGGCTTGCCGCGATACTTGCGCGCCAGGGCGGAGAGAGATTTGTTTCCGTGAGCCATTTCAATCACCCCCCATAGCGGCGAGACAATTCTTCTAACGATCGAGCGCGCTTGACCTTACCGCCGCGTGCATATTTTTCTTCGCCAGCCATTTCACCCGCCACATAAGCCGGCGGCAAAGCAAAATAACCAAGGCGGGATGGGTTCTCAATCGGACGAACCGGGCGCAGACGCAAACCAGTCCCAAGATCTTCCCCGACAGCTGCCGCAGCAGCTTGCTCTTCAGCAGTCGGAGCAACCTTCTTGTAATCCGTCTCGCCAGTCGCGCGATGCGCACGCCGCGCTTCATTCAACTGCTCAAGAGACATCGTCGGCAAATTGGACAAATTTGGGAACATATTTTCATGTGGCTCAAGGCGCCGGCGGATACGGTCCCAATTCAACCATTGGCTACCAAAAAGCCCCAGGCCTTCGCGCTGCGCCATGCGAGCATTCTCAGAAAGCGCCGCACGATAGGCATCCGAAATCAACGCCATGTTCTCAGGCTCACGCACCCAGCGCGCAGCAGCAGGCGTTAAATGTTCAGGCATGGATGGGTTTAGCTGCCCCTCTTTGCCAATCCGATACTTGGGCGTTTTATGCTGGCCGGCAGCTTGCAGCAACTGATCTTGAAGGAACGTCTGCCCTTCTTCACGCTCAAGCATTTCATCAATGTCGCGCACTTGCCCATCTTCAATGCGCTTGCGCTTTTGATCACCCTTCAAGCCAACGCCCTCGTTATAGCGTTGCAGAACATTGGCAAAGAATTGCTCACGCGCTTCATCTGAGCGGAACATGCGCGAACCAATTTGGTTGGCCATGTGCCGATCAATGGCAGAAATTGCAGCAGTGCCTGGATCTTGCCACACCGCGCCAAAGCTTCCAGTCTTTGCCGAAAGCCCAGGCGTTTGCGAAACAAGACGCTCAACAAAATTTGACCACTGGTTCGCAAGATCTTCACCACCTTCGGCCGCGCCGCGGAAAGTGAAGAAGTCAGGTCGATCGCGGAACATCTGAGCAAACTCTGCCATGCGAGTGTAGTCAGCAGAACCTCGGGCGCCCGTGCCTCCAATGCTCGGCGCAATGTCAGGCGTTGCTTTGCGCGCAGGCTGCCCAATGAACGTGCGCGATGGCGGGATAGCAGCAGTCGCCGGAGTGCCGGCCTTACCTTTCTCCGGCCCTTTATCTAAGCCAAATGCTTCTGCAATCCGCGTGTCATATTCAGACCGCAAGCTTTTTGGCACTTCATCGCCAGCTTTCCATGGGATCATGTCAGCCAAACGCTCAACGTCTTCCATGGAACGCGCACGCAACCGCGTCATTGCCATCTGGTTAGGGAACAGCGGATTGTTGGGGCTCGCAAAGCCCATGATCAAACCATTGTATGCCGCCAAAGGATCCCCAGGTTCCGGCGTCACGCTGGCCAGCATGCGACGCTGCAGCGCAACATGAACGTCACGGGGCATTGTCGAAGGATCAATGCCTTGCGATTTCAGATGCAGCAAATCGTAATAGGTGAACGGCGCATCAGTATCCAAACCACCGGGCACGCTAATTCTGCGATTGCCAATATCAACATCAACAAGCGACCTTTGCCATTCCTCATTAGAACGAGGCCCTAAATTGGGAACGCCATACTCTCGGCCATAGTCACCCCAATCTTGCGGCGACCATTCCTTTGGCTCGCGACCACGGAAAACAACAGGCTCACTAGCCATGACATCCATGGAACCCGTGGGAGTCTCATTACGAACCCCAACACCTTCCGGCTTTGGCTCTGCCAGAAGAGCTGCCCGTTCCTTGTCGGTGAGTTTCATGGGCTCGGTCAGATAAGGAAAATCTGAACGAGGCGCAGCCAAAATATCTTCCGCGGTTCCTAGGGCGCGACGACGGCCCGCACCCGCCCCAAACGTGCCGGCAGGGCCGCCCTGAACGCCAGCCATAGGCAGCAGATCCAGCGCCCCAGGCGCAGCAAAAGACACCTCGCCAGTATCCACGTCCTGGCCCACAGGCAGCACCGCAGAGCGGCGCACAGTCGGCGCGAAGTCGCGCACGTCACGGCCGCCACGCCCCTCAGGATCAATCAGGCGGCCGTCTGCAGTCTCAATCGCATAGCCGCTGCGCGTCACGTCCGTCTGCACGATGCGGCCGCCCTCGGGGATCTCAATCCCGGCCATGGCGCTTATCATGCCGCGCTGCACATCTTCAGGGCGCGGGATCAGGCCAGCGGCGGCCTCAAATGGCGACACGGCATTGCCTGGGTACATCGCCCGGCCACCGCGCGGCACAGGAGCGCCAGCCACGCCCATGCGCGAGGCCGGCGTCATCAACGGATCACGCTCGGCCAGACGCCGGTCATACTCGTCGTCGCTCAGGCCGGTGGCGGCATCCAAGATGCGCGCAACATCAGGGCCCGCACGCCGAGGGCGCGCCCCAGGGGCGTCGGCATAGCGGTCTTCCATGTCGTCTAGGCTCTCACGCACTGGGCCACCCTCGGCATAGCCCTCAACGCCAGCACGCCCCAAGACCTTCTTGACGTAATTCTGCGTCTCCAAGATCTGCGGGATCTGGTTGCCGGCACGAGCCACCCTGTTAGGGCCGGCATTGTAGGCGGCCAGCGCCAGGGGCATGGAGCCAAAGCGGTCATAGAGCTGCCGCAAGTATTGCGCGCCGGCCTCCAGGTTCTGGGCCGGATCATACCGATCTGCCTTCAGATCCGACGCCGTGCCGGGCATTAGCTGCGCTAAGCCATATGCGCCCTTGGGGCTGCGTGCCTCCGGGTTGAACCGGCTCTCCTGGTAGACCAGGGACAGGAACACGTCGCGCGGCAGATTGTACTTCTCGGCCAGCCTGCCGGCCTCGGCCACCCAGGGATTGTCGGGCGGCAGCGCAGCACCAAGGCGGGTCGGGATGGCGTCGCCGGCAGTCTCGCCGGGAAACACGCTAGGGGGGCCAGCCTCTGCAGAGCCACCAGTCCGCTGGGGAGGAACGGCTGGAGGCGTGGGCGGCAGGGGCAGAGGCTGGCGACGGGAAGACCTGCGCTGCTCGGCAATCGCCGCGGCAACGGGGTCAAACTCTTGGGCGGCAGAGCCGCGTGATTGCATTTGGCGCAGCAGGTCAAGCGGCGGCTGGGGCGGTATGGGAAGAGAGCGGGATCCAGACATATTACCACTTCACCTTGTTTGCCCAGTATGCCGCGCTGCTCGGCCCCTTGGCGATGTTAGCACCGTGACGCGATTTGAATCTGGCTCGTTGAGATTTCTTCGCTTCGCTCTCGCCCTCTTTGGGCTTGCCGGCGGTCTTGGCGCCCTGCTCCCCAAAGCGTTTGATCTCTTGCTTCCCATCGTAGCACGCCTTCACGATGTGCGACTTGGTGGGATGGTCAGGCGTGCGGCGCGGCTTGTTGCAGGCCATCGCATCCTTATCAACGCGGCTGCTCATGGGGTGCTCCGATAACGCGCCGTCTTGGCCGCGATCTTCTTGGGCTGCGCCACAAACTGCTCGCCCTTGACCTTGCCCTCACGCTTGGCGCGGGTGGTCGCGGCATACTCCTGCGGAGACAGCGCCTTAATCGCCTTCGCCGGCAGGTAACGCTCGCCAGTCTCCGACGAGGGCTTGCCGGATTTGGTCCGCCACTTCTGGTCGCCCCAGGCCTTGAGCGATTTCTGCGGCGCCTTCATTTGTAGCCGCCGCCCTTCTCTTTGTACTTCTTGGCCAGGAGCTGCGCCTTGCGTGCGCTCCACTGGCCGGCCGCCGTGCCCTGCACCGCGGACCCCTTGATGCTCTCAAAGAGCTTCTTGCGCATGCCGGGCTTCGTGTAATTGCCTGCCGCATTTACAGTCGATTTAGACGGCATACGGGTTTACCCTTTCGCGCTTGTATTGCCGGGGCTCGTCTCTCTCACGGGCCTGCGGCAACTCGAACCAACCCTCGTTCTTCAGGTAGATAATCGCCTGAGAGAAAGTATCCACATAATCGTCGTGCTCAGCAACCGGAAACTTGGCTAGTTGCTTCATGAACGGGACCGCCCAGCTGACCACCTGCCCTCGGTTCTTGCCGGACTCTGGCACCCATAACAGGCCCAGCTCCAGCGTAGGCGAGGCTTGGTGCGCCCTGCTGACCTTGTCTGCGTTGCCGGGGTTGTAGCCGATCGCAGGCACTCTCGCCAAGCGTAAATCCTGCAACAGGGACTGCCCCGAGGCTTTTGCCTCCACCAGGATGCGGTCAGCGCGCCGGGCAGTGCGCAGGCCATCCTTCACCGTCGTGCCGCCATACTCGGTTGACCAGTCCTTGATCACCCTTGCGCGCAGATCAGGATAGCCCAGGTGCTCGTCCCAGGCGTCAATGACCATGGCGTTGCGCTCATTGTTATGGCTGAAGACCCCCCAGACCGTGCAGGCCGTAGGGTCGCCCGAGCTCTTCTCGGTGAAGGCGCAGTCATAGGACTGCAGGATGTATTCAAACTGAGGCAGGCCCTTATCCGCCGGCCACATCTGGAAGTTGGCCGTCTTCAGGATCCCGTTCTTGTCTGGCACCGGATCCTGCTGCAGCTGGCCGGCGGTGCCGTAGGAGCCCAGAAACTGCTTCAGCTCAGTAACCGAGCCTTCGTCAAACATCTCGGGCCAGAGCAACTCGCCCTTCTTTTTGCGCGGGTCATAAACCCCCAGGTACGTTTTGCGGGGAACCCCATCAAATTCCATGGGGATGCAGAGATGCTCATAGCCGGTCAGGTCAGCCAGGATGTGCCCGGTCACATCCTTCTCATGCAGGCGCTGCATTACCACCACCGTGCTGGCGCCGCGGGAATGGCCGCGGGTGGATAGGGTGCGGTCAAACCATGTCAGCGCCTGCTCACGCTCGGCCTCGCTCTCGGCCTGCTTGGCATTGTGCGGGTCGTCAACGATCT